CCCCATTTGACCAACTCCTTAAGACACACGAAGAAGTAGGTGAACTCATCAAAGCGTGTTATGACAATGATAAACCCGCTATCCAAGATGCGATAGGTGATGTAATGGTTACCCTGATTAACTACTGCTATATGGTAGAAGATGATAGTGAGCATGTTATCAATGAAGGCTTGACTATGGAACCTGATAAAATCGCTGCGAAGGTTCGTTTAGCAATACATGTGGGAATGGTACTCTCTGAAATCCTTAGATTTGAGTACAAACGAAAAAGACCTCCTTTATATTGTTTCCCATGTTTTATTAGAGGTCTTAATAGTATTGCCCTATTAGAGAATACCACTC